GGTTTCGCATCGGCTGCAGTACTCGCGCCCTTGTCCGAAGTACCACTCGGCAAGGGCGCGGAGCCGTTTCCCTCCGAGGCCACCGCCAGTGCAGGGTTCAGGTACTCCGACCGGAACGCCATGTAGAGGTCGATGTTGTCGAGTAGGGCGGAAATCGCGGCATCTGAAACCGGTATCGGATTCCCTTCGACATCCCCGACACCTTCCCAATCCTGGATCACTTCCGCCGCGACGGCCTTTGCCCAGGCGAGTTGGCGTCGTTGCGACGGCGGGGCGTCCGGATCTTCGGCCGGGCCGATCGCCTCAGCGGCGACAAGTCGGGTCTCGGTCGTCAGTGGTAGAGCGCGAATGCGAACGTCCCACACCAGGTCGTACCAGGCGGGGCCCTTTTGCAGGTCAAGTGTGATCATCAGTAGGCATCCACCGCGCTGGTCAGGGTCGCTTCCAGCATCGGATCGCCGTTGGTGGCAATCGAAGCGATCCAGTCATAGGTGACCTCGACACCGCCCGGGCCCTGTGGACCGACCTTCGGACGCGACAGGAACACCCGCGGCATTGCGAAGACGAGCGACCGCGTCCCCGACCGGGCGAGTTCCAGCGTCATTGCTGCCGGCGTCCCGGCGACGGCGGCCGAAATCAGTGCCGTCGAAGCATGGCGCATCACCAACTGTCCGGACAATGACGCCTGGGCTTCATCGACACCTCCCAGCTTGCCATCATCGCGCACCTCCTCAATCCGGTCGAGGTTGTTCGAATACCGCAGGGTTGCCGAGGTCACGTTGCCCAGGTCGGCGCCGCCCCGCGTGATCGAACCGTGGCGGTTGGCAAAGCGTTCTGCCGTGTATCCAGTCGGCGTTCCAGCCGAGGAAGTCGAAGCCGGGGGATCCTCACCCTGAGCGATCAAGCCGATCTGAGCGGTAAGGCGACCGGACCTCTGCCAGGACATTTCCAGCGTATCGGCCTTGACCCCGACATTCATCGCGTAGTGCGGCACCTCGGGATAGCCGAACTCGATCGAAGCCGAGGGCAGATCGTAACCGGCGGACTCAAACACATGCGTGTATGGATCAGACGATCCGGTCGTCGTCGGATCTCCGAAGAGCAACTTCAGCCAGTTGCCGAATGCCCCGGTGTCGACCGGGACCACGATATTGCCATCCGCCACGACCACATCGAGGTCCGGATCCAGCGGATCGCGCCCGGACCCCAGAAGTTCCGATTCCAGAAGCTCCTGTGACGCGCCAAGCTGGGACGACACGAAGGGCATCTGGAGAAAACCGGACCCGGGTGCGGTGCCATAGGTGGATTCAAATGCAAGCGCCATCAGCGCGCGCCCGCCATAGGCTCGTCCCATTTCGATTTCTCCTTTTTGAAGTCAGTCAGGCCAGCGGATCGCTGGTCGAGTAGAAAAGCCGGACCGGGATGGCCACGGCCTTGATGGATGTCGTCGCATAGACTGCGAGGTCGTCTGTCACCGGGGCCTCCGCCTCCACCCAGTCGCAAAGACCGCCCAATGTCCGGTCCGCAGCGATCGCAAGGCCGATCTTCGTCTTCACAACGTCGAAGTTGGCGTCATTGTCGTCTGACTGGACCATCACCTCGATCAGGGCGACATGCTCATAATCGTATGACAGCGGCGAGAGGGTGACCTCGGGTTCGCCTGGTTCACCGTCCCGCAGGATGACCAGACCGCTTGCGTTGGTTTTCTCAGGGTAGTCCGCGTTGCGAAGGACCGTCGGGCCGGTCATCCCCGACAGGGCTGTGAAAAGCGCAGTCAGGACGGTCTCCGATTTTGTCGTCATGCTCAGTCCTTCCAGTTGGCCTCGATTCGGCTCGGAACGGTCGCAATGACCGCCTGCGCTGCCTGCAGGAGATCGACGCGCTTCCGCAGCCCCACCTGAGGCACAAGGATGAAGATGACGACCGTCTGAGCGCCGGTCAGAATGCCATCCTTGCGCCGACGCCCCCCCTTGCGACGCGCCAGGCCCCGCTTGTTCACCCGGGCATCGTCGGCAACCAGGAGGCCGGGACGCCCGGGTCGAAACACGGCGCGCAGCCGCAGCCCGGTGCGTTGTTCCCAATCCGCTGGTGTCATACGCCGACCGCCTGCCGCACGACCTGCGGCCTCGGTCGGAACAGCCAGCCACCGACCCTTTGACGATCTGATGATCTCACCCCTGACATGCGGACCGAGGATGTGCGGCGCTTTCGTCCAGACAAGTGCCGCCGCATCAAGGCTATTGGAGCGCTCGGGGTAAGACCTGTCGCGGATTGTGTAGCCGAGACGCTTGCCCAATCCCGCGGTCGCGATGCGACGACGAAATTCGTTCTTGAGATCGCGGCCGGCGGATCGCATTGCCAGCGAAGTCGCGCGGGCCCCGTCCTCATCAACGGACCTCATGAGCGTCGCAAAATCAGGGGCCCACTCCGCTCCGAACTTCATTCCGGCCTCGCTTCAATGCGCCACATGACCCGGCGCTCGTCCCTTTGCGGCTGACCCTGCACGCGGTAGAGGTCTCCATCGTAGAGGATCGCGTCTCCGGCCACAGGTTCAGCGACGGCCGACACCGGGATGAGAAACTCGGACGTCTCTGTGCTCAGACGCGTGTCGCCGAAACGCTCGATCTCATCGGGCAGAACCGGGACGATCCGGACCTCCATCGGAGAGCCGCCTGACGGCGTGTAGACCGCATCCGCGCCGAACCCCTGCGGGTCTGCGAACATGCGGTCTACATCGCCAGCGAAGTCGATCACGATGCGGCGACCGTATCGTCGCCCGATCCCTCGGCCACGGTATCATCACCCGATCCGCCGGTCACGGTATCGTCGCCGGACGCGTCATCGAAAGTGTCGTCACCGGAACTGTCGACAAGCGTGTCATCCCCGGACGCGCCGCCCGCTTTCGGATCCGGCTCATCCGGGTCGTCGAAGGCGAAGATGGCCTTGTTGAGCCGCTTCGGCGCATCCATCTGGAAGGTTTCCCCCCGCTTGAAGTTGATCGCCTGTCCGCCGTCGAGCTTGAAGACACCGCCTCGCGGATACTTCGGCCCCAGCACACTGATGCGGCGGGCATGCTGTTCTTTCGTGATCCGCACTTTGCACGGACCCCGGACCCACGCACCTTCGACGGGAATTGCAGTGACTTCGATCATGATAAACTCCTTTCAAGAGTCGGTCGCTCGACGAGGGCGCCCCTGTGAGGGGCGCCCGAATGAAGCGACTGATCCGGGATCAGACGGCCTGGATCAGACAGGCTTTCTGCCAGTAGCCATAACCGGTGTTGCGCAAGGCTTTGACGCCGTAGCGGTGGAGGTCCTCGTCGAATTCCAGTTCCGAGCCTTCAGCGACGGCCGACACTGTCACGCCTTCCTCCTCCTGCCGGATGAAGGGTTTGACGGACCCGTCGGTCGCAAACACGGCGAGCTTGTCGGTCCAGGTCAGGCGCGGATTCACGGCCAGGCGGAACGTGTAGCCATCGAGATTGGTCATCACGTTGGTATCTCCGCCGCCGACCACCGGGTTGTTGATCGCGGCCGCCGCATTGCTGAACCAGTGGGTCGGCACCTGCACCAGGAACTCCCGGTGCATCTCGTTCATCGGTTCACCCTCATCGTCCTTGAACCCGAGCATCGTCTCGACACCCTTGAGGATCATGGCGCGGAGCTCCTCGGCCGAGGGCATCGTGGCCGTGCCGTGGATGCTGGCCGGAACAGCGGAGATATCGACCGTGATGTCGTTCGATTGAGTCCCGCTTTTTCCTTCGGCGTGGTCCGTGTCGAAGAAATACTGGCCATCGTAGCAGACAGTCGATTCAGCTGCCGCGATGTTTGCCGACAGCAGGCTCTGCCAGTGTGTCACAGTCCGCTGCACCATCTCGTCGATACGGATGTCGATCTGGCCGGTCTTGTCACGCCGCATCCAGTCGACCGGCACTTCCATCGTCGCTTCGAACTTCTTGTTCCGGATGACGATGCCGTTCTCGCGGAAACCCTTGGCATTCCGGCCACCGACCCATTCGCGCATGACCGGTGCCATTCCGAGCCATTTGTACTCTTCCGCCTCCTGGTCGGACGTGAAGTACATCGACAGCGCGCCGACCCAGCTGGCATCAGTCGCCACTTCGAGCCGCTGGAAAAAGCTCCCGATGATGGCGCGCGAAGAAAGTCCCTTGTTCGCAGTCATATCCCTGCCTCCTTATGCGGTGCCAAGGGCGACGGCGCTTTCATGCACCGCGGCCATGTCCGCATCGAATGCGACCACGGCTTCGCCGGTCGACACCCAGTGACTCACCACGCCGATGAACGAATTCGATCCGCGGGTGAGGGTGAACGTGTCATCGTCCGATGCGTAGACCGGCGGATGATCGTTGGCCGTGATGGCGATCGCGGCGATCGGCAACACGATCCGGCCACGGCGGCGGACATGCACGTTGATGTCACCGGCCGAGCCAGCGGAGTTGTCTGCCGTTTCAAGGCAGAAACCCTGGAAGGCGTCACCGGCCTGAAGCGGGCGGGAATAGCCGGAGCCGTTCTCGCCGACAGCGGCGCCTTCGTAGATGATATCCGCGGCGATTACGGGGAAGTCCCCCAGATCGCCGAGCTGGTAGTCGCGGGGGCTATCCGCAGCGAGGGTAGTCATGTCTCTGTCTCCTGATCAGGACTGGATTACGACGCGCGGCGCAGGGTGCGCGCACGTCCGGCGGATTCTGCCTTCGCGTAGGCGAGGTAATCCTCTTTTTTACCTTTGAATTCGGCGCGAAGATTGGCATCGCTGTCCCATGCCGCCTCGGCCTGTTCTTCCGGCGTGCCGCCTTCGTGCTTGCCGGACACGACCGGCTCCGAAGACGGCGCGGCCGGGACACCCGCCGCGGCGTCGGCGCTGCGCAGGATTTTGAGGTGATTGCCGCCAGCCGCCTTGTCGGCCTTGACTATGTCGAGGGCCAGCTGCTCGGCCGAGCGGCCGTCGGCTTTGGCTGCGGCGACGAGATCGGCATGGGCCTCCATCGCAATTTCGTCGATCGCGGCGATCCGCGCCCGCTCTTCGGTTACAGCGGCCTTCACCGCCTTGTCCTTTTCGGCCGTGGCGGCCGAGGTGGCTTCCGTCTCGATCTCCGAGACGAGATCAGCCCGGTGCTCGCGCAGCTGGGCCGTGGTCAGGGATTCCCAATCCATGGGGGTCTCCTTTGCTGCGGAGGCGGGTTCCGCGGGGGTGTCCATGCGGGCCGCCAACCCCGCACATGGTGAAGTCGATTCCGTAGAAACTGTTTTGGGCACCGTTCCACTCGGGCCACGTATTGCCAGCTTGGGCGCCTGCGCCGCCCGGGCGCCCACCGGTTGGATCTGAGGGGAGACCTCGTCGAGCAGGGCCGCAAAGGCCACGCGGGCCTCGGCAACCTCATCTGCCAGACCGGCGGCAACCGCCTGGTCTCCCCGGAATGTACGCGCCTCGGTGTCGAGCGCGGCCTGCGTTGAAATCATCCCGCGGCGCCCGACCGAAACCATTTCGGCAAAGCTCTGCCAAATGGCGTCGCCTTCCGCCTGCAGGCGGTCCCGGACAGCCTCCGGCAGCGCTTCGAAGGGGTTACCTTCGACCTTGTGCGCTCCGGAATGGATCAGGGATACCTTGATCCCCTCCTGCTCCAAGTACTGCTCATAGTCGACATGCATCAGCACGACGCCGATCGATCCTGCCTCGCCAAAGGGCGGGATCGTGATGTGATCTGCCTGGCTGGCGATCGCGTACCCCGCCGACAGGGCATAGTCAGCGATGAAGGCGCGAACGGGCTTGACCTCGCGCACCTGGCGGATCGTCTCGCCAAGGTCGAAGATACCCGCCGCCTCGCCGCCGAAACTGTCGATCTCAAGGGCAATCACTCGGACCGCATCGTCCTCTGCCGCCGCGCGGAGCTGTGCGCTGATCCCTTCGTAGGACGTGGTGCCCGAGCTCTGGCCCGTGAACGACCCCCTCCGGATCAGCGTCCCGACGATCGGAATGACCGCGACCCCGCGCACCACCGAATAGCTCTGCCTACGTCGGACGTGCTGGTGGACCTCGTCGCCCAGAAGCGACGCCGCCCGAGGCGCCACATGGGCCTCCGATGTCCGGCCTTCGAATCCGACCACCTCCACCGGGCCACCGGAGTGCAGGAATCGAGGCCCAAGGTGACGTGCGATGACCGCGGCCTTGGCCGGGTCGAGCATCAAGGGGGTGTTGAACGCGCGCTGCGCGATCTGCATCGTGTCAGCCTGCGTCATCAGCTGGTCTCCTTGTCACTGTCGTTCTTGTCTTCCGCCTCTCCAGCGGGGTCGCTGGCCTCGATCGAGCCGGCCGTTACCTCGTCACTTCCATCGCGCGCACGACGCCGTGCGATCTGGCGTTGGTCCTGGCCGAACCGTTCGGCTGCGATACGGGTGCGCGAGGTCACCCCCATGCCGAGATATTTCTCATCGGCCGTGGCATCCTTGACCGGATCGATCGTTGGTCGGGCCGGGCCCATCCACTCCGCCCCGAGCCAGGCTTGACGGCGCAGCGGGTCAGTAAAGAACCCCGGCGCGCCGAGAAGGCCCCGTGCAACCGCTTCGGTGATGACGTCCTCGTAGACGGGCCGGCAGAACTGTGAGACGTGCAGCGCCCGGTCCGCCCGGAAGAACTGCCACGCCATTTCCATCGCCGCCCGCGAGGCGGAATAGCTGGCCTGGAACTTCTTCAGCAGCAATTCGTAGGGCAGATCGGTCCCTGCCCCAACTTCGACAGCCACAGCCTCGATAAACGGACCGAAGTCCGGGTTCGGACGGCCCGGAGAGAAGCTGGAAACTTCTTCTCCCGGCATAAGGTCGAACACCTGTCCCGGTTCGGTGATCTCGATCGGGTTACCCGACCCAGAGCTGTCGGAAGGCTGTGCCGACCCATTTGCCAGACCGGCCCCCAGATCCCCGTCATCCGACCTCATGCCGATGGCGAAACAGGCACTGACCACGGCGGCCATCAGCTCTGCCTCGGAATAGCGCGATCGCTGCTTCAGGGACTCGATGACCGGCGCCAGCATGGGGGCGTATCGGGTCATATCGGGACGCCAGCGTGTCCCGTGAATATGCAGGACCAGTCGCCGACCTGTACTGTCGAAAGCCGGGACTCTCCGCCACTCCGTCGTCCCGGCCATCGTGCGATCGATGATATGCCGGTTCGCAACGTGGTATGCGAGCGGAGCTCCGTCTGCGTCCAGTTCCACGCCTCCGGCAAGCGTTGAACTGTCCGCCTTCCAGTTGGGGTTCGAGACCCTGTCCGCTTCGACGGCCTGGTAACAGGTGGCGAGCAGTCTCCCCTCACGTTCCTTGAACCGGCGGATCATGAACACGTCGCCTGACAGAAGCCGCGACCGGTAGGCCAGGTCCTCAAGCCCTGCAAAAGTCTGCGTCCGAGTGACGTCGCAGTCAGCACTCCGCGACCATTCCAGCCAGATATCGAGGGCGCGGGCCTCCCACGCTTCCGCCTCTGCCTCAGTCAGGCCGAGACGATCCTGGTTGATCTCGGGTCGCACGACATGGCCGGGCCCGATGACATTGACCACCTTGGTCGAAATTCCGCTCTGGGCCAGAGGATCGTTCCGCACGAGGTCGCGGGACCGGGCGCGCAAGGCTTCCAAGTCCATCAGCGTGTCAGCATCGGCACTCCCGCCCAGAGCAGACCACTGGCTGACGCTCCCCTTGGTGCGGCCCGCACCGGAATACCCCCGCCCCTCGACACGCGCCATCATGCCCCGCGCGAATCCGCGACGCAGAGCTTGGGCCGGTGCGAAATACCCGACGATGCGATCCAGGCCGTTGAGGCGGAACTTCATGCCGCTCACAGCGGGTCCACCCGCCGGAAGGCGCCGCGTCGCCGCGAGGCACGCGCGATCTTC